GCTTCTCAACATAGTAAAAGATTTCCCTTAATGCATTTTGATAATAACGAAGGTCTTAATAAACCTTTACGTTATGCAAAAAACCAAAAGTCTCCTTTCGTAGACGAACAAGATGGTAACGTTATACTTGAACCTATAATCTTTGAAGATGGTATGTTAAGTGTAGTTAAAGAAAATCAAGTGTTACAAAAGTTTTTATCTTTACATCCTCAAAATGGAGGTTTGTTTGAAGAAGTTAATAAAGGAAAAGAAGCAGCTGATGATGTTGAAATAATGTATGCAGAGGTAGATGCTTTAATTTTAGCTAGACAAATGACAATTTCTCAATTAGAAATGATTGGTAGAGTATTGTTTGGAGATGTTAATAAAATGACTACAGCAGAATTAAAAAGAGATATGTTAGTTTTTGCAAGAAATAATCCTGCAGATTTAATTAATATAGTTAATGACCCTATGTTAAAATTACAGTCTAAAGTTCAAATGTTTTTTGATAATAAATTATTGATTTACAAAAACAACAAAAGAGATGTGCATTTTAATACGTCATCTAATAAAAAACGAATGGTTACAATACCATATGGTGAAGACCCATTATATATTGTATCTTCTTATCTTCAATCAGATGAAGGCGTAGAAGCATTAAAATTGCTAGAAAAACGTTTAGAAAAATAAGAAATTAGAAAGGGGTTAAAAAAATTAACCTCTTTTTTTTTTGCTTATCTTTGTAGAAAAGAATACAGATGATACAACAAGTTTATGAAGCTGTTCTTGCTATTTTAAATAAAAATAATTACGGGTATTTATCTCCTGCTGATTTTAATTTATATGCTCAACAAGCTCAGTTAGATTTATTTGAAGATATTTTTTATCAATTCAATTATCAACTTAACAAAGAAAATATAAGACAGTCAGGCACAGGATATGCGGATATTAAAAAAGGATTAGTAGAAGTAATAGATATGTTTTCAGTTACCAAGCCTTTAACTACAGCTGCTAACAACACTTATCAAATGCCATCTGTAATAACAACAGGTTCTGATTTTTATTTTATAAACAAAATATTATGTTTTAAAGCTGATGGAGTAACGTATACAGGTGAAGCAGAAAGAGTTAGTCAGGGTAAAATAACATTACTAAACAATTCTTTATATACTGCACCTACTACAACATACCCTGCTTACACTACAGAAGGAAGTATATTAACAGTATTTCCTACATCAATTGTAGCGGCAAATCAAGTTCAGGCACAATACATTAGATATCCTGAAACACCTATTTGGACATATGTATCATTAGGTGCAGCACAACAACCGCAATTTAGTATTACAGCAAGTTATCAAGACTTTGAATTACCTTTAGATTACTTTCAAGATTTAGTAAATAAAATTTTACAATTTGCAGGAATGGAAATAAGAGAAATTGAAGTTGTACAATATGCTATAGGACAAGACCAAAAAGAAACTCAAGACGAACAATAATGGCTTATATAAATCAATATCAATATTATACAAATAATGAGACTACTCCACAAGATGAAAATTGGGGGTCATATCAATATATTAGTTTAGAAGATATAATTACTAATTTTTTATTAATGTATAATGGTAATCATTCTTTGGTTAATAATGAAGAAAGATATAAAGTATTGTTTCATGCAAAAAGAGCAATACAAGAATTAAACTACGATGCATTTAAAGAAGTTAAAGTATTAGAGCTTCAAATTAGTGATACCTTACGTTATGTATTACCATCTGATTATGTTAATTGGGTTCGTATCTCTTTGTCTTACAATGGTTTATTAAGACCATTAGTTGAAAACGTACAGATAAATAGTGCTAGTGCTTATTTACAAGATAATTCAGGTAATATATTGTTTGACCAAAATGGAAATATTTTAAAACCTGAAAATTCAGAGTTTACAAAAGAAAGATTACAAAACCACCAAAGAACACAATATTTAAATCAAAACGCTCCTTACAATGGATATTGGGGATGGGAAGTTGATGGAGCATGGTTTTTTGATATGGCTATAGGAACGTCATGGGGATTAAACACAGAAACAGCTAACGCTAATCCTACATTTCGTATAGACAAAAAAGCAGGAGTAATAAATTTTAGTTCTGCTATGAATGACAAATTAGCTATATTAGAATATATATCTGATGGTATGGAAAATGGTGATGATTCACAAATTACTGTAAATAAAATGTTTGAAGATTATATGTATGCATATATAGAATATGCTATATTAAATAGTAAACTTGGTGTTCAAGAGTATGTAATTAAAAGAGCTCAAAAAAGAAAATCATCACTATTAAGAAATGCCAAGATTAGAGTAAGTAATATTCATCCGGGTCGCCTTATCCAAAATATGAGAGGTCAAGATAAATGGATAAAATAATATGGCAAATATACAAAAGAATTTTATACAAGGTAAAATGAATAAAAGCGTTGATGAACGCTTAATTCCTAATGGTCAATATATAGATGCTTTAAATGTTAGATTAGGTTCTACCGAAGCATCAGAAATTGGTTCAGTAGAAAACTCTAAAGGTAATACAAAAATTACAACACTTACTTTTAGTGGAACTGAATTAAGTGCAAATGCTAGGTGTATAGGTGCTTATGAGGATGGTTCTAATGAAACTATTTATTTTTTTGTACATGACCCTTCTTTTACTGTAGGAACGACAGGTAAACTTGATATGATAGTTTCGTTTGATGAACAAAACGATGTAACTACTTATCATGTTGTTTCAATGAAAGAGGGAGCAAGTGGTACAAATACTACTTTAAATTTTGATTCTAAATTTTTAATTCATTCTATAAATAAAGTTGAAGATTTATTGTTTTTTACAGACAATCTAAATCAACCTCGTTTTATTAATGTTAAAAGAAATTATCAAGAACCTTTTAGTAACATAGATGTAATTACAGCAGAGTCTTTATTAGTTATAAAAAAACCACCTGCAGCAAGTCCTGAATTTTCTTTGTTTACTTCACCTCAAGAAAATAATTATTTAGAAAACAAACTTGTTTGTTTTGCATATCGATATGAATATCAGGATGATGATTATTCAGCTACATCACAATGGTCAAAACCTGCGTTTTTACCTAAAACCTTTTCTATAGGTATTGATGATAAATTAAATAATGGTATGGAAAATGCTAGAAATGGCGTTTCTGTAACTTACAATACCGGTAGTTCTTTAGTAAAATCTATTGAAGTTTTATTTAAAGAGTCAAATAAAAATACTATAAACATAATAGATAAATTTAGTAAAGAAGAAAATGGTTTTGTAGATAATCAAGATGTAACGTTTGAGTTTGATAGCAATCAAATTTTTACAATTTTAAATTCTGACCAACTTGGAAGATTATATGATGCTGTACCTTTAAAAGCAAAAACACAAACTTTAATGGGCAACAGATTAATTTATGGTAATTATATTGAGGGATATAATTTAACTTCATCTAATGGAGAACCTATTAATTTAGACTACACAACAACACTTGTAAGCAAAGCAATTGGATTAAGTGATGTAACTACTACATTATCAAACGGAACGTATACAATTGACACCACAGCAGGAACACAAACAATAACCGATTCAATTGTTAGTTTAGATTTAACTGATTTTGATTTAGTTGTTGGAGCTCAAATAACGTTTGATATAAGACTTGTACATGCTTCATTTACAGGAACTCCTGTTCCAAGTGAAACAGTAGCACAATTAGACTTATCATTTTCATTTACATTACCAACAAATTACAATACGCTTACTTCATTAGTAAATTCAACAGAATTTCAATCAGCAGTAGGTCCGGGTCAGCCAATAGCAACATCATGTAGTTTAGGAACAACTTGGACAGATGAATATAACTGTTTAATGCCTAACACTTTAAGTTCATTAACAGCTTATACTTCAGGAATAGGTTCAGTTACTTATCCTGCAGTTGGCGCAATGACAGCTACTGTTTCAGGAAATAGTATTATTGTACAAATTCCTGCTATGCAATGGGTGGATAATACAGCAGCACCAACCGTAACAATAACAGAATATTTTAGTATTCAAACTAGCGAAGCAACATTTCAAAAAATAAGCAATACAGAAAGTTTACATAGTAATAGAGATTATGCAGTTGGTATAGTATACATGGATGATTTTAATCGTTCATCTACAGCTTTACTAGCTCCTAATTCATCAGTTCATGTGCCATGTTCAGTTTCAGATTTTAAAAATAATATTGATATAGAAATACCAACAAATATGCTCCCTCCTTTTTGGGCAAAAAGATATAAGTTTGTTATAAAACCATCTGAAACTAGATACGAAACCATATATAGTAATTTGTTTATAAATGACCCTAATGCTTCAGGATATTGGTTTTTATTAGAAGGAGAAAATGTAGAAAAAATATCAGAAGGACAAAGACTTCAAGTTAAATCTGATACGTCAGGTGCGATTAATAATTGTGCTGTTGCTACAGTTTTAGAAAAAGTATCTCAGCCTGCAGGATTTATAAAGTTTGATTCTTCTTTTTCTTCTACTCAAGTAGATGCTCCGGCAGCAACTTATATGCGTATAGTTCCTAATGATTTTAATGTAGTGTTAGATGAAGGAGCTGTTGAATTTAAACAAGCTGAACAGTGTACAGATATTTCAGGAGACTCTCCTATGGCTGCATGTTTAATCAATCGATTGGATAGTTCATCATCTCAACCTTCCGGTTATTTATATAGTGATTATACTATTCCTGAAGGTAGTCGTATAAAACTATATTTTAGATTTAGACGTTTAGGAACAGGTGACGGTAACAAGAAATGTGAAAGAAGAATTTATGAATTAGATTTAGATTTAGTTTCTTCAGCAAACTATAATAATTTTCAAGAATGGTTTATTGGTGACAATATTGAATTAAGACTTGATGATGGTACATGGACAGGGGGAAGCACATCAGCAGGAAACCCTCCAACAAACACTTTATTAGGTAATCTTAACTCCGCTTTTAATGGTAGACCAACAGAAATTGAAGCGGGCATGAGTTATAATAATAGTATAACAACAAACTTTTTTAGATTTGTAAGAAGCGTTACAGACAATGGATTATGGTTATGTGCTACAGGTACAGAAAGTTGTTCAGGTATTGGACAACAAAGTAGAAGACGTTCGTGTTCTAAAATTGAAGTAACTGTATTTAGAAGTGAGGATACTATAGTTTTTGAAAGCGAACCACAAGAAAGTTTGCCTGATGTGTTTTATGAAGGAGACCAAAGTTATCCTATTATTTCAACTACAGGTTTGCATGGTGGTGGAACAAATGCACAAATTCTTGCAGGAAACAGAACACAAACCTCAGCAACTTCAGGTAAAATACAAACAACATTATTTAATTGTTATGCATTTGGTAACGGAGTAGAAAGTTTTAAAATATTAGATTCTATTGGAGGGCAAGAATTACAAGTTGGTAATAGAGTTACAACAACAGCTAATCAAGAATACCAAGAAGCACATAGATTTGCCGACTTAACTTATAGCGGTAGATATAGTGATTTTTCAAATATTAATAAACTAAATGAATTTAATTTTAGTTTAGCAAATTATAAAATATTAGAAGATTCTTTTGGTCCTGTAGCAAAATTATATTGAAGAGAAACAGATGTTTTAGTTTTACAAGAAGATAAAATCTCATATGTATTAGCAGGTAAAAATTTATTATCAGATTCTACAGGAGGAGGTGCTATAGCATCAGTTCCTGAAGTTTTAGGAACGCAAATAGCTAGAAAAGAAGTATATGGGATTAGTAACAATCCTGAAAGTTTTGTTTGCTATGGAGCTGATAAATATTTTACAGATGCTAAAAGAGGTGCTGTGTTACAAATGCGTGGTACAAGTATGCAAAATGAACAACTGTCTGTAATATCCGAAATGGGGATGCGTGGATTTTTTAGAGATTTATTTATTAATTCTTTTGACACACAAAAACTTGGCGGATATGACCCTTACATGAATGAGTATGTATTGTCAAATAATTGTATTTTATTACCTGCTTCTGTACAAGAAGAAAATTGTGGAATATCTTTTAACTATGGAATTCTATCTCCATCAACTCCACAAACATTTATAGTAAGACTTGGACAGCAAATAGGTCAAGTTTCAATAGTGTATACAACACCCGTTCTTGATAATAATACTACTTTTAAAATTACAGTAGATTACAATGGAGCTGAGGTTGTTAATACAGGTGATATAACAAGTGGAGGTACAGTAACTTTTGATAAAAATAATTTGCTTATTAATACAGCTACAGTAAATGTAGTTGTTGTAGGAGGTAATGCACAAAACTTAGGAATGTCTGTTAGCTGTCCACAGGCTGACCAAATCACAGTAAAAACTATTGTTATAACAAGTGACACAAGTTCAGGTGCTTTAATACACACATATTATGGATATAGTGATGCAGCTTTTTCGACATTACTAACAAGTCAATTTGTTCAGTTTGGAAATGGTGTAAATCCAATAGTTTCTAGTTTTGTAGAAGTTACAGGAGGTCAAGGACTTAACACAATACCAACAGACAGTTCTACAGTACAGTTAGGTACACTTTTCAAACCTTCAGATGATTATTTGTTTGACACTACATCAGATAGATTTGGATATTTGAGAAGTGCAACAAATTACAATAACAATTCATCAGATATTACAAGTCTATTAACATCTATTGATAGTGCGTCAAATTGGCTAACTACAAATACTACATTAGCACCGTCAAAATATTTTGGTGAATTTACAATGCCAAATAATGACTTAGATTTTTTATATTTGGTATATGATTTAAGGTCAACTTTTCAATTACAAATGTGTTTTTCACCTACAGGGGAACAAGACGCTTGTTGTGGATGTGTATAAATTAAAATAAAATGGGAATAACAGTAAATTATTATTTAGATACAAACGATTTTCAAACAGCCACAGCTGTTTATACAGACAATGCTTTGACTGTATTAGCTCCTGATGGATGGTATTCTTATAGTAATAGATGGCGAAAACAAACAAGTGGTGTTTTAGGTTCTGTTGGGGTATGTCCATCTTGTAATCAAGCATGTTCTTCATCACCTTTTTTATCTGCTTATTCTTATTTTATGGGAAGTAATACTGAAGGTGCGGGTGTTTACAATTTAACAATTGATACAGGTTCTGCGGCAGGAATTAATAGAATGTTTCTTGGTCGAAATGCTAGTGATTGTTATGGTATTCAAATAGTACATGACTCTGCTGTAGTTAACAATTGGATTACAGGTGAAGGATATGAATCACCGGGAAATAGTGATGCAATATGGATGGGAGATACTACTGTAGCAGCAGGAACTGTGTATACTAATCAACCATCGTTTACATGGAATGGAACATCTTGGGTACAGTCTTCTACTAATGTAGGTTATACAGTTAATAGCACAACAAATTTTACAACAACACAAGACCTATATAATCTAGCAGTATTTTCAAAAACTACAGCTGTAAATACAACAGTACAAATTACAGTTTTTATTCCTCCTTTTTCAAGTTCAGGAGTTAATACAAATGTTTTATTTTCTCCTGTATGTTCTGCATTATTAATTGCAACACCTTATAATGCTACATCTTATCCTAATCCTGCTGATGCATGTAATGCTACAGGAACAACTGATAGTGTTTTTATTGCTAACGCTACATCAGGAAATATATCTACAGATATAATACCTGTTAAATATTCTTATGCATTTACAAATACATTTGGAACTACTGCAGTTGGTGTAGGATATTATAAAACAAGTCAAGGATATATGCAAGTAGATAGTAATGGAGTAGTAATCGATGTAGGCAGTTGTCCTCCTTAAAATTTAAAATATGAGTTGTACAAATCAAACAGTAAGTTATAGCGATGGCGTAAAAGGGTTTCCTTCTTTTTACTCCTATCATCCTAACTATATGATAGGCATGAATAATTACTTCTATTCATTTGACAAGGGTAATCTTTACCGTCATAACAGTAACGATAGAAGAAACAGTTATTATGGTGTAGATTATAGTTCTACTATTACAAGTGTATTTAATGAATCACCTTTAGAGAATAAATTATTTAAAACTATTAATTTAGAGTCTGACGCTTCATGGTCTGTAGATTTTACAAGTGATATCCAATTTACAGGATATATAAATAGCACATCGTTTGTTAAAAAAGAAGGTGCGTGGTTTGCGTATTTAAGAACTGAAGGTTCTGTTGCAGGAATAGGAACACCTATTGACAGCCAACAATATCCTTTACGTTCTATTATGGGTATAATGAACAGTACAGCTAGAGGTGGTACTATAGCTAATCCTATTATACAGTTTAGTATTGGTATAAATTCTAGTTTAGCGTCTTATATAAATCCACAAATAAATATAAATGATTTTATTTATTGGAGTGATTTAACGGGAAATAACGAATTAACATATGCAGGAAAAATACAATCTATAGCTTACTCACCTATTAATGGTGTTGTAAGTATTACAATTGACGCTGCCGGTGCGGTTGTTATACCTGCGGGAACATTATATTTTGCAGCTGTAAAAGACCAAATTGCAGAATCATATGGTATATTAGGACACTATGGTAAATTTAAATTAACTAATAGTGATATTACAGCTACAGAGTTATTTGCTGTAGAGTCAGATGTTATGAAAAGTTATCCTTAAAATTAGTATCTTTGTGTTAAATGAAATTTAATATAAGGGTACTTAAGGAAAACGACTATGAAGATATATTAGTCGGATGGTGGAAAGATTGGAAATGGATTCCTCCTGTAAAAGATTTTTTACCTCTTAATGGCTTGGGTGGTATTATGGTAGAGTGGAATGATATACCTGTTTGTGCGGGTTTTATTATTCAAACTAATAGTAAAGTAGCATGGATAGAATGGATTGTATCTAATAAAAATTTTAAAGAAAAGCTTCATAGAAAAGATGCTTTAAATTTATTGGTACAAACATTAACTGATGTAGCTAAAAAAACAGGTAGTACATATGCGTATACAATACTTAAAAGTCCTTCTTTAATAAACACATACAAAAATAATGGTTATTTAGGAGAAGAACAAAATATAAACGAGATGATAAAAAAATTATAATATGGCGTTAGCAACCACAATTTTAGCAGCAAGTGCATTAGCAATGTCTATAGGAACTACTGTGGCATCAGGTGCACAAGCAGCAAAACAACGAAGAATTCAAGCAGGTGCTGAAGAAGATGCAAACAGATTTATGAAAGATGCAAGAGATAAGCTTGAAGTAAACGAATATGACGAGTTAAGTATTAACAGTTTAGTTTATGACAATCAAAGAGAAGAGCTTTCTAAGGTTGGTGCAGCACTTATAGAAAATGCACAACAATCAGACAGACCAAATATGGGTGCTCAATCTATTGTTGATGCAGTCAACAAAGCCAATACATCTATAACTGAAAAAGAAGTAAACGAATTACAAGATTTAGATTTAGTTCAAGCTGAAGAAGCTACAAGAAAAAGTGATATAGGCATACAATTAGATTTAGGCGAAGTTCAAGGTGCACAAAAAGCCGCAGCTGATGCAGGAGAATTAGCACAAAAATATAAATCAGATTTTCTGACTCAACTTCCTCAAACAGCAATGGCTGCAGTTTCTACACTTGCTCCTGTTTTTGGTAAAAATGCTCAAACAAAAGGAATAGAAGGTTTTGAGTTTGGAGGTAAAACAGGTCTTGAAGGAATACAAGCTAAGTTTGGTGACGATGATTTTATAAAATCTTTAGATGGTAAAGGGTTTGGTTCTATACCATTTGAAAATTTAAAGGACATAGGTAAGTTAAAGTCTAATGCTTTAGATGATTATGTAAGAAATAATTTATCAGGTGGAAATTTAAAATATTTAATGGATAATCAAACAGGTAATGCTAATCCTTTTACACCAACTACAAGTAAACAATATAGCCAAACTTTTAAAGATGCAGGGTTAAATAGTGGTGTAATGACAAATTCTGACAAAATAGCAGAGTTAGAAGCTGCATTAGCAAAACTAAAGAAAGGATAATATGGCAACTAATTTTGGATATATAAGAAAAGACCAAGACGCTAGAGTAAATTGGCAAGAGGTTGGTAAAAACGCTAGTGATACTATACAAGCTGAAATTGATAGAAGAGAAACTATTAAAGCTGATATAGATGCAGATTCTAATGCGTTAGACACACAAATATATGAAAACATTGATTCTGATAATGCAGACCTTGCGTCTGAAATGTTAAGTGTTGCTAATTTAACTTCAGAAACTAGATTACGTCAAGATAAGAATCTAAAAAACGGTTCTTTAAGCCTTAAAGACTACACTATTCAAAGAAATAACCTTAAACAAGGTGTCGCTAATATTAGCGAAATGAATAAATCTAAAATAAAAATAGATACTGAGTTTCAAGCATTAGTTCAAGCCGGAACAATAAATCCACAATCAGTTGCTGTAAGAGCATACAATGAACAATTTGAAAACCTAAACAATTTTGGTATTCAGTTAGATGAATTTGGAAGTCCATATTTAGCTAAAAGAATTAAAATAAAAGATGAGGAGACAGGTGTAATTAATGAAACTTTTTCTACCGACCCTAATGATATATACAGTATAAAAGGTGCAAGAGCAAACATGGGTCAAATATTAAAACAACAAGATTTTACTAAAAATGTACAAGGTTATGTAGGGTTAGCAGGAAAAACTTGGGTGGAAGCAGGAGGTCAGTTTAAAACTGTAGATGACGCATGGCAAAACGAAAACTTTAGAAAAATAATTGAAGCTGAAATTAGAGCTGATTTAACTAACCCTGATTTTGCGTCAGGATTTGCAGGTCAGTATTTACAAGGTTATGAATATGCGTTTTTAAAAGGAGATAGTAAAGCTAATGCTAATCAAATTCCTTTAGTTCAAATTAATGGACGTTGGACCTTTGATGCTGACAGTAAGCAAGGTAAAAAACTTGTTGACGAGTCAGTTACTAAGTTAACAGAAATGACTAGAGGAGGAATGTCTAAAAAGGAAACTCCTTATTCACCGAGTGAGTTAAAAGGATATGGAGAAATAGGTGACGAAAAAGATAATATAGAAACTACAGCTAAGTTAATAGGTGATATATATAATGGGGATGTACAAGAGCTAAAATCTGCATTAGTTTATTTTGAAGGGAAAGAGAGTAAAATTACAAATTTAGAAGTTAGTGATGATGGTAGTAAGTTTTCATATGATGTTAACACAGAAAATGGTGGAAAGGTTACAAGAACATTAGACAGAAACTTTGGACCTGAAAATTTCTTAACTCAAATGAGCAAACAAATTGGTACATATGATTTAGCTCAATTAAGAGGTACAAAAGCATATGATTCTTGGAGTCAAAGAAATGATGGAAACTATACTAATCTACCTAAAACCACAAGCTTCTCGGGAGCTTATACCGAAGCAGCTACAGAGGTTGAGAATCTTCTTACTAGAGAAGGCTTAAATGAAGATGGCACTACGGTTGTATCTGCACTAGATAGTTTTAATAAAGCATATGATAAGGATACACCTTTGGGCGATAAAGTATCTATTATTTCACAAGAATTCTTAGAATCAAAGATAGAAAATGCTCAAGTTGAGCAAGGTAGTGATGGATATCTATATATAGAGATAGATGGTACTACTACAGGACCTATTGTAATTAAAAACAGTCAAGGAGGAAAACCTGTTTCAAAAATAATTAGTGACATACAACAAGCTCGACAAAATGGGAAAAGATATACTCCTGAAATGTCAGGTGTTACTAAAGAGGAATTTGTCGCTGCTTTAAATATAGATAAAGTTAAATTTAATCTAGATGATGCTTGGAATGGTGGAAAAGGTAACCCTGAGGAGTCAGCAGGAGGATATGAGAACAGCCGTGTCAATGGTAGTCAGTTTAATTAATAATTTTTAAATAAAGTTATGAACGAAGAAGCTTTTAAACAACTTTACGAAAGTTTTGTTAATACAGGATATGAAGGAGATAGACAAATGTTTATAGACTTAATGTCATCTAATGAAGAAGCTTTTACACAAGGTTATGACGCTTTTACATCTACAGGATATGCAGGAGATAGAACTGCGTTTGCTAATTTAGTAGGTGTTAACGACCCATTAAAAAAAAAAGTATCAGAAGAACCGGTGGTGGAAAAAGATACTACAGAAGAACCGGTGGTGGAAGAAAATGCAGATTTGTCAATTGGAGACCCTGCGGATTCCTTAAAAAAGTTTGGACCAAACTCATTAGGCTATAATCCTGCTGTAGAGGGTGACGATAAAAAAACTACAGAAGCAAGAAACAAACTAAACCTTTGGAATGCAGAAACAACTAAATTACTAAATCAATTACCTGAAAAATATGAAGACTTATCTGACAAGGATAAAGAACTATATGAAGATATAGAGGGAGCACAATCTGCTATATACCAAAGGGATGGGTATCCTTTAACAGAGGAGGAGTCTGCGCTGACAGAAGTTAGCACTCCTGACGATATGCCTGTGCTTACTAAAGAAGAAACAGAATTTACAATTAATAACCTATTTAAAGATTATTTATTAAATAAAGCCGATAAATATCAAACCCTATCAGATAATTTTTATGACCAATACCAAAATGAGTCTGAGAAGTATAAAACAGAAAATTTCTACATAGAAGAATATGGAAAGAAAGAAGGTGTTAAAATATATGAAGGTGTAAAAAAGAAAATTGAAACAAAAGAAAAAAGCGATTATAAACTTAATTTAAAATCAGATTTACAAAATAAAGGGATAAGAACACTTGACCAAATGTTTGATGAAGAAGATGAGTTAGAATTAAAAAATAAAATTTCATCTATAATAACTCCTGATTTTGTTGGTCAAAGTGACAATACAGCTACAATAGAAAAAATGAATCAAGAGTTTAGTGAGTATGGATTAATATTTACTAAATCATATTTCGGGGGTGGTATGCATGTGACTACAGCTAATGGAAACGCTACAATAAAAATAGATATAGATTCAAATTTTTCCGATATATCTGAAGCAAATGATTTAAAAGATTTTGTTTTATTAAATGCAAACCATGAAAATAAAGATTTTAAAGAAGAAGAAGAGTTTTTATCTCAATCTCAGCGTGCACAAGAAATGAGAAAAGGTGCTAGAACAAATAATGATGGTACTCAATCATCTCATTTAATGGCTACATTTGAAGAAGACGGTAAGTATATTGTAGCTCCTACTTTATTTCCTAAAGATGATAACAATCAATCTAAATATTCTTCTTCATGGGTTGAATTAAAAGGACTTGAAGCATTAAATTTAGCTAAAAAAAGAGGTGAAGTGTTTGAGTTTAACACAGAAGAAGAAGCTGATAATTTTGCAAGAGGTTCATGGAAGGAAGTAAGTTTAATTGATTTAGAAGCAAATACTTTTTACAAAGAAAGAGGATTAAATTATTTTCCTCTTCACGATGCAGAAAATGAATACGATAAACTTAATGATGAAATTAATTTTATTAATACTATAATTGAAGACCAACCACTTGAAACTTTTGGTCGAAGTAATGTACCAAAAGAAAATACTGCAGGTTTAACAATGCAACTAACTGATTTAAATAAAGCAAATCAAAAAAAATATGCTCATTTATTTAGTGGTGGAGTTATAATAGATGATTTACAACAATATCAAAAAGATTTAATTGCAAAAAGAACTGTATTAAATGGAACTTTAGATAGAGAAAATATTAGAAGAACAAGAGAAGATTTTGATGTTGTATTAAGAAAAGCATTTGATGAAAAATCAACAGTAGCTAAAAACAGAGTTATTGAAATTGTTGAACAAGAAAAAGCACTAGATAAAGAATCTTTATTAGAATTTCAATCTAAGGTTTATAATATTCCTAAAATAGCATCTACAATAACATTACCAAGTCAACAACAAAACGCTGTTAATCATTATACAGGTTATTTAAATCTTCAAATGGAGAAAAAAATGGCTAGAGCAAAATATGAGAATGCTTATTTGTATTTCAATAGAATGGAAAACAAAAATGTACAAGCGTCCGGCTATGAAGATAACGAATTTAAAGGGTTTTTTCTAGAAGGTAGCAAAGGTATTGAACAGGGTAATTCATTAAATGCTATTTTACAATATAGTTTGGGAATGGATTTCTTAGACTTTGGAAGTGCTACGGTTGACCCTAATGATGTTAAGTCTGTAGCGAGAGCTATTGTAGAGGGAGTAAGAAATAAAGCGTCTAAAGGCGATACAAGAACTATGTTAGCATGGAACAATGCTAACTCATGGGAAGAGATATTCAATGTTATACAAAACGACCCTGCAGAGTGGGCGTTGCAATTGTCGGCTAATAGTATAGGACAAATGTTAGAATACGGAACGCAAATAGTTACAGTTTCAGGAGCAGCAGGAGCAGGAACAGGAGCGGGTTATGGTCTTTTAGGTGGTAATCCCCTAACAGTTGGAGGAGGTGCTTTAACAGGTTTTGGATATGGTTTAAGAACAGGTTTTGCTGCAACAGCTTACGCAATGGAATATACCAATGCAGTAATGGAAACCATGACTAATATGGGTTATGACCTGACTAATCCTATGGATGTAGAAACAGCTTTGATGGATGGGGCGATGTGGAAAAAAGCTAGTGCACAAGGTCATGCAAGAGGTATACCAATTGCTACTGTTAGTTATTTTACAGCAGGTTTAGCAGGCAAACTTTTAAGTGCAACTAATCCTGTTATTTCAGCTAGAGGAGCTGTAAATGTAGGAGCAGCATTATTTGGAGAAGCAGCTATAGGAGTAGGTGGTGAAGCATTAAGTGAAGTTTCTGCACAAGCAAGTGAAATTATGTTTCAAACAGGAAGAACTACATTTGATGGTAAAGAAATAGTTGCAGAAATGGGAGGAAGTTTCGGAACTCAAACTTCTAATGGTGCTGTAAATATGATGCTAATAAATAGAGAATCAAAACAAAAACAATTTTATCAAAATCTTACTAATCCTGATTTTATAGCTAATTATACTGAAGCTACAGACGAACAAATAGTGGATTATATTAATAAAATGATTAAAACAGGAAGAATTGATGAAGCTCGAGGTCAAAATGTTAAGAAAAATGTTGGTATTAAAAGAAATGCTGTAGAGTTAGCACCGGATGCAGCTCCACCTGTAATATCAAGATTGATGCAGTTAATAAATGCTAAAGAAATACTAAGTTCTGATGTAAATAGAAGAGAAATATATAAAGACAAACTAAAAGAAATAAATTTAGAAATAGCTAGTACTGTTGTTATGGGAGAAGTCTCTAATAAAACAACAGATTTAACTAGCGGTCTAGCAGGTAATGATGTTGCTAAAATTAATACTTTTAATAGACGACCTCCTACATTTAGAGTTGGTAACATGGCAACTGAAGATGAAAATGTATTTAAAAAAGCTATAAATAAAATGACCGATTGGCGTACAGCTGTTGGTATACAAGTTTTTGATAATGAAAGTTTAGGAAAGGAATTGTCAACTATAGTAGCTCAAAAAATAAATTATTTAAAAAAGAAAGAAGCAGATATGTTAGGGATAGACCTTGACCCATCTGAATTAATTAAAATAGAAACAGATGCCGATACAAAGCAAGAGACAGGCGAGGTGGTTAGCAGCCAACAAACGTACAATTTTCAACAAATGGAAGAACAAGTATCCGGTGAAAATCAAGAATCTCCCGGAGAAAGTAACCAAGAAGAAATAACTGATTTACAAAAAGCAAGAAATGGTGATGTAGAAGCACAAAAAAAGTTTGAGAAGTATGGAATTGAATGGTAGTTTAAACCTACTTATAGATTTGTAGGAAAATCTGAACTTGATGCTCTTAATAATAATGAAACTATTGAAGGTAAAAATAAATCTGTTGGTGTAGATGTTACAAACTCAGAAGAAGTTACGACAGCTACAGATGCTGAATATAGAGTAACTTATAAAGGAGATGTAATAGATTCTGCTTTACCTGACAATAAGCTTCGTATGAAAAATGATGTTGATGGTCATATACAAGGAGGTTATACACTAGCAGATGTGTCTGTTATAGAAAAAATTAATCCTGACGGAACTTTTGAAATTGTTTATGAATCAGAAACAACTGAAGATGTAGACATAGAAGCTGTAGAAAGATTTGAACAACAACTAGATGCAGAAGAATCAGTTAATTTTAGATTGAAAGATGATGCTGTAACTGAACCAAGTAGAGAAAAAGTTGAATCTATTACACAAAAAATTAATGAACTTGAAAGTGATAACGTAAATGTTAAAATTGAAAGAGATGAAGAAAGTGTATCTATAGATGTTAATGAATTAAATAATAGAACAGATAACAAATTAAATGAAATATCTTTTGATGTTGTAAATAATTTACCAACTTCATTTACTATATCTGACCAACTTACAACAGGAAACGCTACAAATCCAAATACAGGAAACACAATAGATAATTTAAAAGGAGCTATAGGGTTTAATGGTACGGTAGGAAATGAAAACGCTGCTTGGGCAAGTACTACAGAAAAGAATGCTCAAGGAATGATTAATAAAGCTCAAACTGTATATAATAACAATAAAAAAGTTTATGATAATTTTTGGAACGAAAACCCTGAATACAATGGCTTAGTTATGGTCAATGTAGTTAAAATGGCTGAAGATGGTATTGTTTCTAATGAAGCTATGTTTAGAGTGTTAGCTGACAATCTTACTAAGTTACCTGAAGAAAATAGAGTTAAAGCATTAAAAACTTTAAAAGAAGAAATTATTAGTAGAAGAGACAAGGCAGAGAAAAAGAAACCCTTTAATGATATAATAGCATTGTTAGAAGCTGACAACATTCAATCAATTGATAATGTGGTAGCTCCTGAATTTATTAATAAACTTTCGTTAGGTGCAAGGGTTAATCTTATGAATATAATAGGGTACGGAAAGCCTAATAAACCGGGTGAAACTAAAAATGCAGGTACAATTAGTGAAAATTCTACAGTTACTAGAGCTTTAATGGAGAATCAAGATAAATCTAATAACAAATTAGTTAACATTGGAAGCATTGCAGAAATTATTACAGACCCACAATTAAAAAATGTGTCTGAGTTAAGTATAATTGGTGTTGTAGGTGTAGATGTTTTAAATCCTGAAGTTCTTAAATCTAATCATCTTAACTATCCGTTTGCACCTAAAGGAAAATCAATAGGAGTTTTATCTAATCCGGTTGCAATGGAGAAAGCTTATCCTATAGCATATGAAAAAGCTTTAGGAAGTTTAATAGAAAAAGAACAAAAACCTTCTGAAAAGAAAGTAAAAGGCAAAAAAGTTAAAAAACCTAGCACAAAAGTTACAGGTAAACAATTAAGAACTAATCAAACAGGAATTGGTATTGGTATAGCTTCTAAAGATTATATAGGTGCATTAGCTAACTACGACCAAAGTAATATAAATAAACTTGTAAACTTCATTAACAAATCTTTCCCTAGTGTAATGATGAGTGTAGATAGTGAAGTGTTTCAGCAAGTTATAAATGAACCCGGTACTCAAAAGTATTTAAAAGGTAATGAAATAATATATGGTGTTACTAAAAATGGAGATATATATATAAATCCTGATGTACATAATACTGAAAGCTCTTTATATAATACAGCAATACATGAGATGGGTCACATTTGGACTGACTATTTACAAACAACTCGTAAAGGTAAACGTATATATGCAAGAGGTGTAGAGTTAATTAGCAAAACAGATGAATATAAAAAACAATTAAAAAAGTTTGATGGCGATTCTAAAAAAGCAGCTGACGAAACTATGGCTATTTTAATAGGTAACGAGGGAGAAACTATTGCTAATTCAACATTACTTTCTAAATTTAAAGAATGGCTATTTGGTATGTGGAAGTATATCAAGAGTCAATTTAAAATGTCTAAAGATTTAACTGAACAAGAGATTCAAGACATGAATCTTGATAAGTTTATTGGAACTGCACTAGCAGATATATTTAGTGGTAAAGAAATAGCTTTAACTGATATACAAAAGAAAGCTTTAAAAAATCCTGAATTAGCATTTAAAAAAGGTTTATCAACAGAAGACATTATCTATCGAGGTAGACAATCAGGATTTACACAAAATCAAATAATTGAAGTATTAGTTAGAAGAAATAAATTATCTAAAACAGACGCTAAAAAAGCAGTAGAGGATATGGCTATAAACATAAAAGTACCTCCTGCGTTTGCTAATATAGAGGGTGGTATAAATGTTGGTAGAGAAATCCTGCAAGAACTAGACCAAGTTCGTGAAGCTAGACAGGCAAAAGAAAAAGCTGAAGGTAAACGTACTAATAATAAATCAGAAAGAGAAGCAAGAAAAAAAGAAATTGAAAACAATAAAAAATTTAAAAGTTTACCTGAATTAGATAGACAAAATTTAATTATTGCTTATGATAAGATGTTAGGAAGCAAGGCAGGTGTGCAAACACAAAGAGAAATAAATGAAATTCTTTCTGAATTAAGAGGTCGTAAAAAACAAGACAAAGTTAATTTAGCTACTAGAAATAAATTACAAAACGTAATACAAGCACTAATTCCTAAGTCAGATAATATTAATAAAGCTAAGTTAGATAGATTAATAAAAAAGATGGCTAAGGTAAATGAAGATAACTTTAGAGCAACTGTATTAGAAGTTCAAGATATAGCAGATGTAATTATAGCAAAAGATATTAAAGATTTAAGAAATAAAATTTCAGATTACGTTAAATCCAAAAGTACAGCTAAAAAAAGTAATAAGAAACCTAAAGCAGGAACTGTTGAGTACAGAGGTATGGAGATTTTTAAAGCTGTAGATAGATTGATGCAGATGTCACCTGATGAATTAATTTCTAAACAAGAGGAACTTGCTAAAAAAGAATCAGAAATCGATGAAGCTTTGGCTGACGATTTAAATTCTAAAAATATTTTAAATTCAGACCAAGTTACGCTTTTAGCTGAAGTAGAAGCTTTTTCAAGAATGGGGAATATAAATGAAATGTCCTTAGCTGAACTCGAAGACATGTTTCAAGCTTTAAAAGAAGAGACAAAAGAATCTAGAAAAAAACTTTTAGATAGAATTGATAACAGAAGAAAAGAAGCTGCAGCATATGAAAAACAAGCCGATAAAGCTATTTTTGCAGACAATTCTTTTTTATTCGATAAAGATGGTAGACCATTAACTCCTGAAGAAATTAATAATAATAGAAAAAATATATTAACTTCTTTAAAAGATAATGGATTTGTAAAAACTGCAAGAGAATATGCACAACAATTTTTTAGTGGATATAAAAATGTAGGTGCAAGTGTGAATCCTGTTACAACGTTAAGACAATTTTTTGACGGTTTATTATCTCATACAGGAACAGTATTTAATATGCTTGATGGTCGTAAAGGAAAGTTCTTTACTAAAGTGTTTCAAAAAAGATTAACAACTTCTGATTTTAATAGAGAAGAAGGTATAAGAAATAGTAATACTGAATTAGATAACATAGCAAAAAATGCCGGTATAACTAAAGGCAGAGTCAAAGGAGTACCACAAGAAATATACAGTAAACCAAATTTAGAATTAATAATTGAAGGTCAAATAAAACTTTTTAATGCTGACATGTTAATGAGTATGTATGCTTATAGTAAAAATAATGACACAAGAAAACGTCAGATAGAACAAGGCATAACAGACGAAATTATAGAAAAAATACAAAAACATTTAGGAAATAAATTAGTTGCATATGTAGACGGTGTTGTAGAATGGTTAACTAACACTTATTTTGAAGGTGTTAATGATGTGTATATAAAAAATAATGATGTATCTCTTGAAAAAATACAAGAGTATTTTCCTGTAGCTGTACAGTTTGATTCAAGAAAAAGTCAACAAGCAGATTTACAAAACCCTAGTAACTACGGTTCAGCATTTAAAGGTAACTCACCGAGTAGTGTAAAAACAAGAGGAAACAAAGGACCTCTTGATTTAAATTCTAGTTTTACAAATAAATTAAACAATCATATTCAAGAGATGGAAAGGTATAAGGCTTATGCCGATACTGTTTCTTTATTTAATAAACTTTTGAAAGTTCCATCTATAGCTAATTTATTAGATGCAACAGGAAGTACAGACCTTGTTAATAAATTATTAAATTATTCTATTAATGGTACGCTTGGTAATTCTACAAAAATGAATGGTTTAATAAATTATTTAATGGGAGGGTTTATCTCTTATACACTTAATTTAAAATTGATGCAAATACCTAAACAAGCGGTATCATCTATTATGGCGTTTCAAAATTTTTCTACAGAACAATCCGGAATTCTAGGTGCATTAGGAAGAGCTAGAAAAAAAGGTGGAATAACAGGTTTAGCAGCAAGTATACCTTCACTTCCTTTAGATGGATTAATGTTTGTGTTTAGATATGCTCAAGTTTTAGCTATGACATCTTTAGGAAAAGAAGGTGGAATTAAAACAGCTAAACGAATATCAGCAGGGTTTGAAAAAAGAATGAATGATGCTCTCAAAGGAGCTAGTATAGCAGAATTAGAGTCAGGTCAAAAATTAGGATTGAATACACAAGTAGCTATTGGTGAAAAAGGATTGTCTTTTTTAATGAAATTGCCGGGATTGAATAAAACAGAACTTACACCAAGACAATTAAGTGAAAAATTAAATGCTTTTTTAGGAGCAGGTACTACAATAGGAGATATATTAGGTGTGCTTGGTTATTTAGCTACATATAATCAAGACATAGCAAATGGAATGACTGAAGTAGATGCTACCATGAAATTTATTGAATACAACATGACACAACAGTCTAGAAGAGATATGGATAAAGGTGGTCTTCAAATGGAAGGTGGCTTATTAAGATTGTTTACTACATTTGGAAGTACAATGCTTTTACAATTGAATGAAAGTGCAATGAGAGCTAGAAACATCAGTAGAAGTCTTGCTAATCAGGGAGAACAAATTCTAAAAGGTAATTTTAAAGAAGCTTTTTCTAATGAAAATAAAGTAAAACAAGAAGATGTCAGAGGATTATTATTATCAGGAGCTATAGCAAATATGTTATTTGCTGCGGCATCAGGAATGGTTATTTTAATGAGAGGTAGTGATGAAGAGAAAGAAAAAGTTTATGACAAAATAAAATTAGCTCAGTATGGTTCAACACAAATAGAACAAATTCCTGTACTAGGTGGTACAATAAATGCATTTATTTTTGAACTTGTAAATGGAAGAAAAATGACAGCTTTTGAAAGAAATCAAACTACTGTTGAACCTGTTGAAAGAATAGTTCGAGAAATAATGCGTGAATTTGAAAATGGTGAGATTTTAAACGGTTTAAAACCTGCAACAGAATTTGGAGTAGGATTTCAATTTGATTTCTTTGAAGGTTTATATAATATAATAATGAATGGAGATGAAACCGAAACATATATTTATGATATGTTAGGTGTGCCGCAATCACAAAGACCTGAATCAGGAAAAAGAAAATCAGGAGGAGAAAAGAAGGTGCAAAAAATAGACAAAACACACTTGAAAAAATATAATCCTAAACTTTACCAAAAATTATTAGAGTACGAAAGAAAGAGAAAAAAACTTAAAAATAAATAATTTTAAAAGGAGAATCTTTTTTATTAAAGTAAATCATTAATTCTTGGTCGTTGTATGAATGAGTTCTTGGTTTTCTACCACCCCATGTAACTAATCCTCTCATATGTTTTACTTGACAGTATATTATACCATCAAAACAACTCCATATCATAACAGGGTTTAATCTTTTATCAGCAAGTTTTACAAGTTTTCTAGCTGCAACAGGAAGAGGAAAAGCATCTTTAATGCTAGCTAATTTACCTTTTACTTCTGCATAAGATATATGATTTCCTTTACTATCAAAAATTTTAAAGTCTATATCGTTTCGGTCAAGTTTTTTAAAGCTACCTTTAAATTTTGTTACAAATGTCTTGATAGCTTTCTTTTCTCTTTCTAAATCTTTTTCATTTTCAAACCTCATCTATATCTGATTTAGTGTATATGTATACACTATCTACATCACATTCTTCATTTGTACAGGTATAGTTACCTACAATACCACCTGCATCATCATCATAGTTAGAGTCGTGTCCACCACCCCACAATAGTTGTTGTTTACATTTAGGACATATCATAATTCCATCATTTTATTTATAGCTGTATGACCACCGAGTACAACTCCACAACCGATTGCTTGTTTTTTAAAATTTCTAGCATAGGCTGCAGCGTAACTTTTAGAGTCCACACCACACCCGGTTTGCATTGCAAACACCCTAAAGTTTTTTCCAACGAACCATTGCACATATGCAGAGACATGTGTGTGACCGCATACGCTTGACATCATGTTATTTTTTGCTTTTGCAGCCGCTTGCCCTCCTTCTCCATGCTCAAAAAGTACATTGTCATAGACAATAGATTCTACCCAATTCCAATTAGGAGTACCTAGTACTGCGTTATAAGACTTAATCCATGCCGAAGGTATACCCCCTGACATTGCCTTCCTTGCAGCCATTCTATCGTGGTTTCCGATACATACATCAGCCACAGGGAAGGCTTTGTACCATTTCTTTACAATTTTTATTGCTAATTCCAATTCATTGCCTGCTGAATAACCGTTCGGGTCAGGCTCATGATATGAAAATGCATGATTATCCAAAATATCTCCAATATAAATTACTTGGTTGCAATTGAATTTTGCATACACTTTTTGACAAAACTCTAGATATCCATCTAAAACAAAGGGAGCATGTAAATCTCCTATAACTAAAATTCTTCTTTCGTCTCTGTTTAAATTTTCAAATGCAATTCTTTTGTTTCCACTTAGACGAGGTCTGATTTCATCTATATTGCTTTTATCTCCTGTAAGTTCGTTAAATTTCATCTTCCATATTTTCTAATATAGAACGTAACATTCTAATGTTATGTAAAACTTCTGTTTTTAATTCGGGATACTGTTGGTCAACAAGGAGTTCATATATTTCATTGTTAGAGTCATGAATTTCGTTCATCACAAAATTGATGTGTTTCATTCGTTCATACTCTACTCCTTTTTCAGGCATAATTTAATCCATATTTCTAATCATATATCCCATTGAATATAGTATTTAATTTTTTTTCTATTACCTTTTCTGTATTAAGTTTTGTTCGAGTTCTTATTATGTCAAAAATAGTTTTAAATCTTTCTTCTTGACTTGAAGTTTTTTGTAATTGCTTTTTAAGAGTCTCTATCTCTAAAGATAACAATTTATTTTTATCTTCCAAATTCAAACATCTGTTTTTTAACTCGTCAGGCTTCAATATATTAGGTGCAGGGTCAGTTAAATTATACAATTTCACACACATATCGTACTTTTTTTTAAGTTCTTTATCATGTAACATTAAAAATTGTATTGACTTATAGTAATGCATGACAGATGCATGACTCTTTAGGTTTAAATGCAATGCAATAGATTGATAGGTTGCTTTTTTATCTCTCATTAATTTTGTAAAAACCATGCGAGCATCTACTAAATTTCTAACTCTTCCTTTTGTGTCTAGACTAATGTTAAAAACTTGTTTTATAATTCTTTTATATATGCTAACTTTTGTAGATTCTTTGTAGTATTGATTCATTTGGTTTTAAAATTTGATTTGAATTAATATAATCTAAGTATGTATCAACTTTAATAGGATTAATATCTATAAATATAGGAAATTCATTTGGTTGATTTATATATTCAATTTCAAAAAAATATGGTTCTTCGTATCGTAATACTCCGGAAATCATTTGTGTATATCCTTCTACTTTTGGAAGAAGATGTAAATTACCTTCTAATAAAACTATTATAGGTATGCTATAATCTTGCGGCATATCTCTCAACGCTTCTGCTACTTCATCTTCATATTCATAATGACTTACATCATCTTGAATTAAATCTTCAATCTCCTCTAAAAACCTCTGTGATGCATCCATGTTTTTCTAATTCTTTTAATCGATATTTTTGTAATGTTGACAGCCTTCCCTTTGCTGTCTTTACCTCGCTAAACAAAACTTGAGAGTTAGGAGGTATTGCTACTAAATCCGGTATTCCATTTTTATTAGTCTTAACTAATTTTAGAACATAATATCCTTTTGCTTCTAATTCTTTTATTCTTTTACTTTGTATTTGCTGTTCAGTCATCCGTTTTTTCTATAGTCTTCTAAAAATCCAATAAAAACTATAACATTCATACTAACCGATGATATAATTTCTAGTAAATCATGGTAGTTATGGATTGATAAGTGTATGTGTCCTACTACCCAAAAAGGTATTGCAAGGTTTTGACTTATCCATGTAACTAAAAATCTAATGAATTTCATAACCCTGTATTCCATTTACAAATTTAAGAAATCTCTTTTAAAATGTTTTAAAGTATAATCCTTCTTACGAGTTACTGCCTTGTATATTTTATTTTCTATTCCTTTGTCAGAAAATATCCAATAAACATTATTTTTTAATCTATTTTTAGTTGTCATTCTATCTCTCGATTGCTAATAGGAGGTGGCAGAAAAATCAATGTTATAGTAAACTAACGCATCGGCTTCCTTTAGACTAATACCTTCCCTCCCACTAACAATCTGTAATGCTATACTTTTATTTGTCTCTTTGAAGACGCTTAATTCCGTTGAAATGGTTTCCCCATAAACTTCCTTAATAGCATTTAGTTCTTCCTTAAACTTATAAAAGATAGCAATCTTTTTATTCGCAAATTTGTTTTTAATAAATTTTGCTTTAGATAAGTCTAGAACCATTGAGTTGCCGCTTTCAAATTTAACTGTTCCTGAATAAATTTGATGAAGTTTTGACATAAGCTTTACAGGGGTATCACCCATCAAGATTTCTGTTTTTCCTTCTATCACTAAATGTTTTTTTAATTTGTTTGCTAACTCGTAAGTTGATTCTTTTAAGCTAACATACAAAATTTCTTCGATTGTTTCTACTTTAAATCCTGCGTTTTTTTGAGAAAAATTTATTGTGTAAGGTTGCATTTTATGAATTATATTTTCATGACCTTTGGAATAATCTCTAATTTGCAAACCTCCTATTGGTTTTACTACTACCCTTACATAGTCATCAGAAAATCTGTAAAAGTTTTTATATTTAGAAAATGGATTGTTTGGTATTCCATAGACTTGATGATACATCTGACTAAAAGACTCAGGTGTTGGTGTTCCTGATAATAAAATCACCATTGGTTTTGACTTCTTTATTAATTGGCTTACTTGCTTTGCTCTTTTACTTGGTTTAGGGAAAGCTCCCATAGAATGAGCTTCATCACAAACAATTACATCCCATTTAGTATTTGGAATTTTGTGAAGACTTTCATAATTAATTACTAATAATTTATAACCGGGATTTAAAAGTTTATAATCACTTTCAATACTTGAAATAGCTTTTTTTTTAGTAACAAACAAAACATTTTTTGGATTTACTTTACTAGCAATACCTAAACTTGTTAATGTTTTCCCTGTCCTTACCTCCATAGCAAGATAAACAAAACCCCTTGTTAGAAGGGTTTGCTTACCAATTTTTATAATGGTTTTTTGATAAGGTCTAAGCTCTAGCATTCAAATTTTTCTATATTTGTTTTTTGTCCAATTGTCTAACACAATTTTTATGTCTTGACATTTATTATAATCTTCTACTTCCATAAAGTATTCTAACAAATTTTGTAATACTTCTTTTTTTAATGGATTATTGACATCATGTGCAAACCATCCATCTGTTGCTATTTTTTTAACATCTATATAGATATCTTTAATAATTAAATTATATGAATTTATCATGGCTTGGTGTACCATTTCATCTTCATCCATTATATATCAATTTTAGAATTGTATTCTAGTTCATGTTTAGTTCTGAATCTTATCCATTTTCCTGCCGCATCTCTTCCTTCTTCAGGAGGAACACCTTGTTTAAAAATCGCATAAGCTGTCAGCCATTTGTAAAATCTAGTTCTTGATATGGTCATTTTAGCTTTAGGTCCATAATCAGGATTCTCTTCTATAAAATTAAAATATAAATCTTGTTTACGAATAGATACATGTGTTCTTAGTAAATCGTTAGGTTCATGCCCTGTAATTAATCCACACCATTCAATAAAGTCATGCGAAGTTTCAGCTGAAAGCTGTCTAACTTTTAAGTTTACAAATACAGATTGCATTAATCCGTTTTCTAAATACAGCTGTAAACATTTAATCATATAGTTGTCAAATTCACACCACATATCTTCATCCCAATCACCAAACATTAATTTTCCGAATTCATCAAGAGGAGTAAATGACTTTGTATAATACTGATGTAGTTCTAATTCCCACTTTCTTCTTGCAAATGAATTACCTGCTCCCTTTATAGCATAGTTAGTTGTAATAGCAATTTTAGGAGATTTACTGAAAGGAATTTTTATTGCATCTTTGTTTTTCTTTTCAAGCGTAAGACCTTCAGTAATTAAACTAAACAACCTCTCAAAGTCAAAATATTTTTTTACATCATCAAAACACAAAATTTGTGTATCAGCTGAAACTAACTGATATGCGAAAGAACGTTCAAATGCAAAACTCTTACCATCAATAGTTACTAATTTTTTCATATGTGATAACGCATTCATAAACAATCCTTTACCTGTTCCTCCTTCAGGATTGTCACTAATAACTTCATCGTTAAGAATTACAGCAGGACAAAATGATAAATTTTTATATCCATGCATTAGAAATCCAATTGTAGATTCCATAGATTTTATTCTGCTTTCATTTTTTGCACATATGTTTTCTATAAATTTTTTATAATCACAATTATCAATTAAACATTCATTAAAGTCTCTATCAATAACATGGTCTTTCCAAACAAAACCACCTAAATCAATATAGTCTATCATAGTCAATGAACTTTTAGTTATCTTAACAGCACAATTTTTGTAATACAAATACGAGGTATCTTTACTATCAGCTATAAAATATATATTTACAGAAGATAAAAGTGTAAGAAATTCATCTTTGAAGAATCTTGTTTGGTCTGCAAAATAATTATATATAGATAAATCATCTAACTCAATTAGTCCACTTAATATAAAATCTTTAATTTCTTTTTCAGTAGTATGGTCTATAAGGTTGTTCTGTACTCGAACAAAAACGTAATTTTTACTACCTTCAGGACAAAATTTATAGAACCCATTATCTTCTAAGTATTCTTTAAATAAAACATGTATTATTTTTATAGTTCCCTTATCGTTTTTAACCCAAAAAGTTTGATTATTATTAGATTCTTCTGCTTTGTTTAATACTGAATCTATAATTTTAGAATCTAAATTTGATTCTTCTAGTTGGTTTCTTATTTCTTTTTTTGATACACCTCTTCTTAATTTTGCTTTTACAGAATTTACTTTGTCTTCATCCATGTAAATTTTAGTTCCAAAATTAGCTGTATTAGAATACGCAGAATCTATTGTTCTTTCTATCTCTCTAGTTGTAAAATCTTTTGTACTAAATTGTCCAAGAACATATGATGCTAAACTTTTATTAATTCCAAAATCATTCAAAGCAGAAGCTAGAACAAAAGTGTTTTGATTTCTTTGTCCTGATGACATTGGATATTTTTTAGTCCACCACTTTAATAGTATATCTACTATTTTATTTTCATCTGTAATAGGAATTGTTAGAGGGTCTTTATTTACATTAAGCTCTAAATATTCCTCTTCTTCAATTTTATCCCAAAGTTTTGAGTTTTTATTTATAAAAATTATAGGGTCATAAGATTCATAACAAACTCTTGAAATATTTTTACAAGTCTTGTCAAAGTATTCAGAACTAAAATATTTATCTAATGAATTAAAATATTTAGTGTGGTTTTCTGCATCAGCAGGAATTTTTATTAAAACTTTTAATCCATTTCCTGTTGGAGATATGAATACAGCATAAACAAATTTGTTGTTAGATAAACTTTCTTTATCCTGCATTAGTGTCTTAAAGTTAGGGTAACCATCAAAATCTAGACAAATAAACCCACTATGTTGAACAATAGATGAGTCTGTACGTTTGTTGAATACACCTGAAAAACAAATAGCAGGTAAAAGTTTTTTTATTTCATTCCTTTCGGATTTTTTTTTAAGTTTTCTAATTTGTTGTACAAGTGCCTTAGAATCAGAGCCTTCCCTTATTCTGTTAAGTATAATATCTATTTCTACATGGTAAGGAGCAATGGTTTCTTTAATATTTTTGAAGATTGTTACTTTTTGTGTCATAATTATGTTGATTTTGTGTTGATTAAATTTGTATAATTGGTTGATTATCAGTCATAGTGTTGAAAATGTTATATTTATATTCATATAAGAACAAAAAAATAATATATATTTATATATATCCCTTATAGCTCTATAGAAAGCTAAATTTCTAGCATTTCAACACAGAAAAAAGCTGAAAAAAGGAGGATTTCTCCTCCTATTTCAATGAATATAAACAAATTTAAAAAGGTAAATCTGTATTTACATTTGATGTTTCTTCTTTCTTTAAATTAGCTGATGCTCCTTCTTCTTTTACATAAGGAGGAGACATTTTAATACTAACGTATTTTTCTCCTGCTTGTGTTGTTGAAGTCCATCCTGCTAATTCTACAACCTTACCATCTAATGTTGTAGCAGAACCTACCATGTCAGGTTTTGAAGAAGAATCTTTGTATTGATTCTTAAACAAACTTCCTGAACCTGCCTTGTGTACATACTTTTCTTTGCTCATAATTTTTTTATTTTTATATTTTGTTCCATGTGATTAATTGTAGATATCATAATATCATTTTTATGCTCTACACTATTACAAGACATTGGAACTTCCATCCACATAATAGTATTTTTTGAAGTTTTTTTAGGTATGTGTTTAGATAAAATCTTCCACAAAAAACTCACTAATTTTTTCAGTTGCGTCATCAGAATAATATTTGTTATAAATTTCAGTTGCTCTTTTTACTTTCTCTTCTCCGTTTACTAATGCTTCAGCACTAACATCCCACCATGATAAAACTTTGTAATTCTTGTCAATCACTAAAAACTTTACAGGTTTACCAAACAGCTGTTGGTATATATATGCTTGGCTATCATAGTTATAATAAAAACTATTACGTTTAAATTTAAAACTATCACTAGATGTTTTTAAATCTATAACATAATCTTTAGTAATTATATCAGCTTTGCCTTTCCATAAATTACCATGTAATTCAGCTACAGCAGGAACTTCATACTCATTAGCAGGGTCATATATTAAAGAAGCAAAGTGTTTATTTGAATCTATTGTCTCAACCCATGATTTTATCTCGTTAGCTTCTCGCTGTAGTAATAACATATTACCATCAATACTTGCTTCTTTGTATGCTTTAGTTGTTCTAGATGATACATCAATGATTGGAAACTCTTTTGCTTTTTGAGGTTCTAATATTAATTGATGAAAATATCTACCTGCAAGAAAATTTTTATTATCTCCTTCATTTTTTTGAAATAGAGCAGGGTGTTTTAATAGCTGACCAATATTAGAATTAGATAAATA